TTCTGCGCACACGCCTGACATGGTGAGTATGTCAGATGATGCAGATGTGATGAGCATTGACGTCGATGAGCCTGCTGCAGAGCAGATGAGACAGGACAGCCTGGATTCTGACGATATTGACTCTGACGACATTGACGATGCCATGCGAGGCAGGCAGTATCCTGGCGCGCAGTATCCTGGCGCACGGGACTACGACGGCGACGGTCTTCCCGACTTCGGAGGGCCCAGTCTGCGAGGACGATCCAGACTGCGAGAGGGCACGGTCTCGTCCAAGTCCTCCCGCAAGGCGCCCAAGAAGATGAGCCTTGTGAGCGCTATGAACGGTGATGACGACGCAGTTGACGAGATGTCAGCAGGCGTTGCGGGCGTAGTTCTTCCTCTGGGCATGTCAACGCCGGGCAAACACGACCCAGTCAAGGCATCCACCGGGTACAAGCGAGTCAAGTCTTAATTTCATGAACAATGGGCCCCTGCAGTTTAGACTTGTTGTGCGCTTCGGCGCGTCAACAACAAACAGCAGGAAGTCCAGTCATGGCATTCGATCTCGAAGCAATCAAGCGACGCATGGCCCAGCTCTCTGGGCAGAAGTTTAGCGCACAGTGGAAGCCCAAGGCTCCTAGCGAGCACTATGTCCGCATCATCGCGCTGCCGAACAATGAGGGTGAGCCCTGTGCCACTCGCATGTTCTACTACAACATCGGCAAGTTCCCCATCCTCGCGCCGTCCCAGTTCGGGAAGCAGGATCCGGTCCAGGAGCTGATCACCAAGCTCCGTGAGGACGGCTCCCCTGAGTCCAAGGAGCTCGCCAAGAAGCTGTACCCCAAGCCTAAGCACTACGCGGCCGTCATCGTTCGCGGTGTCCAGCTCTGGGGCTTCAGCAAGGGCGTGTACCAGAACATCCTCACGATCATGATGGACCCGGACTACGGCGACATCACGGACGTCGAGCGCGGCCACGACATCAAGGTCACCCTCACCCAGCAGCCCGGCAAGCAGTTCTGGGACACCGCCATCATGGCGCGGCCGAAGCCCACTCCCCTCTCCTCGAATCCCGAGGACGTGAAGAAGTGGACGACGACCATTCCTGATGTCGACTCCCTGAACCCTCTCAAGTCCTACGAGGAGCTCTCCAAGGTCCTCAACGACTGGCTCTCCGCTCCTGCTGACGGCGATGCCGGCGAGGAGAAGGCGACCACGCGTCCTCCACCCGCTGCAGTGGGCAAGAAGCCCAGCGGCAAGTCGCTTGACGACGTGTTCGCGCAGATCGAGAACGAGGACTAGTCCATGAGTAAGAAGCCCGCAACAGGTGAGACAGCGGCAGTCGCTGATGACTTCACCTCCGACCTGATCAAGTCTCTGAACAAGGAGCACGGCAGCAGGATCGCGTACAACCTTGCGTCAGATGAGTCACCGACTCATGTGAAGCGCTGGATCTCGACGGGCTCAACCCTTCTGGACTACATCGTCTCGAATCGCCGTGACGGCGGTCTTCCTGAGGGTCGCATTGTTGAGATCTTCGGGCCGCCGTCCATCGGCAAGTCGCACATCGCTCTGCAGATCTGCAAGTCGACGCAGCGTCTTGGCGGCATCGTCGTCTACATTGACACCGAGAACGGCACGTCAGTCGAGAACCTCAAACTTCTCGGAGTGAATGTCAACAAGGGGTTTGTGTACGTCGACACGCACTGCACTGAGGAGGTCTTCGACGTCGCTGAGAAGACGATCATGAAGGCCAAGGGAATGGCGAAGGAAGTCCCGATCACCATCATCTGGGACTCCGTCGCTGCCTCCTCTCCGAAGGCGGAGCTGCTGGGCGAGTACGATAAGGACACCATCGGACTGCAGGCTCGCGCAATCTCAAAGGGCATGCGCAAGATCACCGGCATCATCGGCGATCAGAGCGTTCTCTTTGTGATCCTGAACCAGATTCGCACCAAGATTGGCGTCACACACGGTGACCCAACCACCACACCAGGTGGTATGGCGATTCCGTTCCACGCGTCAACGCGAATCAAGCTCAGCTCGGGCATGCCCATCAAGAACAAACAGGACGAGACGGTCGGCATCAACGTCATCGCCAAGACGATCAAGAACAAGGTCGCAGCGCCCTTCAGGACTGCGAACTTCGAGATCCATTTCGGCAAGGGCATTGTTGAGCACGAGCACCTCTTCGATGTTCTTCGAGAGGCAGGCGAGAGGACAGTTGGTGACCGCATCATCTGCGTCTCTGGCACAGGTGCCTGGAAGGTGTTCACAGTCACCGACACGAAGAAGGGCGCGGTGGTCATCGAGAAGAAGTTCTACAAGTCGGAGTTCGGCGAGATTCTTTCGAATCCCGAGTACGCTTCGCACCTGCAGGACCTGATCGAGGCCGTCATGGTCAGAAAGTTGGGCGAGGTTCACGAGTCAGAGATCGACACGGACTCCTACGAGGAAGTTCGATCTGCTCTCATGGACATCGCTGAAGAGGACCTGAGCTAGGGAGGGCACATGCCCCCACACTCGGCAGCACTGGGGCCGTCAACTCTCCTGGTTGACGGCCTCAACCTTTTTATGAGATCCTTTGCAGCCTTTCCCGCTATGACCTCAAACGGTCAGCAGGCAGGAGGCATTGTGGGTTTCATATCTTCCCTTGAAAAGATCATGCGCGAGACGCTGCCAACGCAGGTTATCGTCGTGTGGGAGAGCGGAGGATCGTCGCGGAAGAGGACGATCTTCCCAGACTACAAGCAGAATCGGCGTCCCGCGAAGCTCAATCGCTTCTACGAGGATGATATTCCCGACACTGTTGAGAACAGGAACTGGCAGCTAGTCACCCTGACCCAGATCTTAAAGTTCTTGCCTATCTGCCAGGTCTACGTCGCAGACTGCGAGGCAGACGACGTGATCGGATACATCAGCAGGTACCGAGTCGGAGAGAACAGGATCACTATTGCCTCTTCCGACAGGGACTTCTACCAGCTCCTCAGCGACAGAGTGCAGATCTTCTCAATCGGGTCAAAGCGAGTTGTGACTGCTGCATCTCTGCTCGATGACATGAAGATTTCTGCTAGGAACTTCTGTCTCGCTAAGTCGGTGGTCGGTGATGACAGCGACAATATTCCAGGTGTTCCTGGCGTGGGCTTCAAAACTCTTGCTGCTCGTCTTCCTAAATTCGCCCTCGATGAGGACTACGACATCGGCTCGCTGCTGAGCGACGCTGCATGCCTGACCAAGATCAAGGCAATGTCGAGCATCGCGTCTTCTGAGAGCATCATTCGCAGGAACTGGAGCCTCTGCTATCTTGACACCGCCAACCTCGCGGGAACGCAGATTGAGAGGATCAATGGAATTTTGGACTGCTATGAGCCGGTCAGGAACAAGTTAAGCGCTAAACGTATACTAGTTTCTGAGGGCCTTCCGACGATCGGGATTGACTCTCTCTTCTTTTCGCTTAAATTCGCGAGTGGAACATGACAACTCAAGCTGACTCATTTGGGTCGTTCGGCAAGTACGGAAAGATCTTCCAGGAGAAGATCTTTCAGGGTCTTTTGACAGACAAGACCTGGGCAATGCAGATGACCGAGGTGATGACGCCTGAGTTCTTTGAGCTCAAGTACCTGCGTTTTCTCACTGATCGGTACTTCCAGTACTTTCTGAAGTACAAGGACTTTCCGACGCTCAACCTTCTGATCACCATCGTGAAGGAGGATCTGTCTCAAGGAAACGATGTGATCCTTCGCGATCAGATCGTTGAGTTCTTGCATCGCCTCAAGACAAACCCAGACATGTCTGACCTGCAGTACGTCAAGGAGAAGTCCCTTGATTTTTGCAAGCGTCAGGCTTTCAAGGGCGCTCTAACAAAGGCGGTTGAGCTGATCGAGACAGAGCAGTTCGAGGGCGTCGTGAACATCATGAAGGAGGCTGTGTCTGCTGGCCTCCCATCGTCGATCGGCCACGACTTCTTCAACGACATTGAGGCTCGGTTCACGAGGCAGCGCCGGTTCACCATCACGACGGGCATCAATCAGCTCGATCGCAAGGACGTTCTCAACGGCGGCCTCGGCAAGGGTGAGCTGGGAGTCGTTGTGGCTCCGACGGGGGTGGGAAAGTGTGTAGATCCCAACACTCATGTCGACGTAAAGTACATGGGTGTGCGCATCAACGGAAAGCTCTATAAGCCCTGGGACAGAATCTGCACAGGCAGAGGTGTGATCTATGCACGAGACATCGAGCCAACAGACACAATCCTGTGAGATGCTAGTGTGCCAGATCTGTGGCCGCGAGTCCCATAGCTCGCTAATCTCCCACATCACCCGCACACACAGCATTTTCATGCACATTTACAGGGAGAAATTCCCAGGATGCGCAGTCCAGAGGATGTCAGATAAACAGCGATCAAACCTTTCAAGCTCCCACAAGGAGCGGTTGAAAGATCCTGCTGAAATGCAGAAGTTCAAAGAATGGAGATCTTCTACAGTCGAGATTAAGCACTGGACGCGCAAAGGTATGTCTGTTGACGAGGCAAAACGATGCGTATCTGACGCGCAGCGATCTTTTTCTTTGCGAGGCAACAATGAAGCCACCAAGCGAAAGAGAAGCGAGAAGAACGCAGGAAATCACAATCCCATGTCGCTGCAGAACATTGCAAAGAGACACGGCGTGGGCGTTGATGCAGCTTCTGCTCTTACTCCTTGCTACGGCAGGAGAGGATCTCTTCATC